GGCGACGACGACGCTACCAACTGGAACCCAGACGACCTTTACGCTTCTATCGGTGCGGAGGTAGACCTTAAAATTACCCAATGTGCAGCCGGCACTACTACGCCCGCAACTGGTGAAACAAAGATTGAGGGTAACGCGATCCTTACGCAGCTTTCTGCCTCATTCCCCGACAAAGACAACGGTACCTACTCGTTCTCTTTGCAAGGCACGGGCGCTTGGACAATCGGAACTAACTAAAATAAATAACTGCTATGGGAAAATTTACGCTGGGGGCGGCGCTTTTATTTGAAGAGCTTACGGGCGGTAGCATTACCGACATGAGTAAGCCAAAGATTTCGGACATGGTAGCCATGCTTTACGCCCAGGAATACTGGGACAAAAGCGACCGGCCCACGTTCGACCAGTTTAAGAAAGACATTTCCGGCGAGGACTTGTCGAACCTTACCCAGCGGCTTAACGGCCCTTTTTCCCAGCCGGCGGCCCAGTAGACGTATTGGGCTTGCTGGTGGGACGTTTGGGGATTAGCCCAAGCGAGGCCAAGAAGCTGACAAGGGACGAACTAGATGCCGTAGTAAAACACGGCACGGAACGTCTAAAGGACGACTGGAAACGCACACGATGGCTAGCAGCCGTGCTAGTTAACGTAAGCGGGAAGACAGTAAAGAAACAAATGAAGGAAACGGACTTGCTCCGTTTTCAAGACGAACGAAAAGGTAACGGCTTTGCCGATTTTGTAAGAGCTGCACATGAGCGACGTAAGGAGTAAAGTAGTTTTAGGAATAGACGTAAACGAGTTCCGCCGGGGTATTGCCCAGGTGGATAGCTCTATTAAGGGTATTTCTAAACAGTTCCAAAACCTAGGCGGCATTATTGGTGCCAGCTTTGCCGTTTCTCAAATTCAGCAGTTCGCCAGCGAAGCCCTAGACCTGGCCATGAAGGCCGAGGGTATTGAAACCGCCTTCGAACGCATTGGCAATGCAGCCAATATGCAGCAGCTACGCCAAGCCGTCCAGGGAACCGTTAGCGACCTGGAGCTAATGCGTCAAGCGGTTACGGCCCAAAAACTAGGCATACCTATTCAAGAGTTTACCAAGTACCTAGGCTTTGCCAAAAAGCAAGCTAACGAGATGGGCGAGAGCGTCGACTATATGGTTGACAGTATCGTAAAGGGCGTGGGACGACAGTCTACTATGATCCTGGATAACTTGGGGATTAGTGCAAAGGCCGTACAAGAAGAACTAAAGAAGGGCGGAACCTTTGCCGAGGCCGTCGGCCGTATCATTCAACAAGAAATGGGCGGGGCCAATAATACCCTACTCACTACCCAAGACCGTCTACTCCAGCAACGCGCCGCACTAGAGAACATTAAAACGGAACTAGGCCAAAAGCTATTGCCCGTTTACGAGGCGGTACTAGGGTGGCTAAATAACGCCCTTAAAGGCATTAACGCCCTATTTAGTAGCCAGCTTACCTTATTCGAAAAGTTAGCGTACTACGCGTCTTATTTAGACGTTACGGGCATGGGTTCAGTTACCCGCGCTACGCTAGACGCAAAGGCAGCTACTGACGACTTTGCAGCCTCCGTACCAATGGTTGGGCAAGGTTTCCAAGGTGCTACCGAAGAAGTAAAGAAGTTAGGTAACGAACTTAAAAAGGTAGCCGGTATTAAGGTACAAGGCGGTATGCGTCTTGCTGACGTAGAGCCAGGGCTAGCACCAAAAGAAACGGCGGTTACCCCGCTTTACCAAGTTAACCAAGCAGTATTCGGCATTCGCCGCCAAGTAGAATACGCGGCGGGTTCTTGGGAATACTATACGGAGGCGCAAGCCAATTCCATACGTATTTCTAACGACTGGGTAACGCAAAGCCAAGCGACCGAAGAACAACTGCAAGCCCTTAACGTAGTGGGCCAGGAGTTCGGTCAAATACTTATGGCATCTTTTCAAGCCGCTATTATTAACGGCGAAAGTTTCTTTGATAGCGTAAGAAATGGCCTAAAGGCATACATTCAACAAATGCTAGCCGCTACGGCCGCTACACTTACCCTAGCCGCTGCCATGGCTATTATCTTCCCGAACGTAGGCTTTAAAGCTGCGTTTAACGTGTTAGGCGGTGGCATGGGCTTACCTTTCGGCATGGGTGATAATAACCAATTAAGCCTACGCCTTTCGGGTACCGACTTTTACGGTGGAGTAGTTCGCAACACTAACCGAGTAGCTAGAAGCGGTGGCTAAACAGTTAATAGCATACGCAAATACCGAGGGGTACAATTTCGCTATATGGGCCATAGACGCACCTTTTAGCGCAACGCCTTACGAGTTTACCGTAGCGTCTTGGGCTATTCGCTACGAAGCCCTGGACAATAACCAGCCCGGTATTATTCCGGCCATCTGCGACCTAGAGGCCCTAATTACTCAAGGCACGCTATCGGACAACCTACGCGACATTCTAGAAGATGCCGGCGGCATGTACTTCCTACGCATACGCCAAGGCACTAACGTAGTGTATAACGGCTTTTTTACGCCCGATCTAGGCAGCGTGGAACTACGCAACGGCCAGCGTTTTATTAAGCTAGTGGCTAACGACGGTTTCCAAATGATGGAAAAGAGTAGCCAAATTTACCAATTTAGCGGAGTAAAGCCGTTTACTACCCAGCTCTACGAAATATTCCTTTACTTCGATTTTTGGGACGTTTACGACGGCTATGCTATAAGTGAACACTTCGAGCCTACGAGTGCCGTAGACACGACGAAAGGGGGCTTATATTGGACGGGGTGCATACAAGAGGGACTGTACTACAAAGACGAAACCCAATTTAATTACCGCACCTTCCGCGAGGTACTAGAAGACATCTGCACGACCTGGGGCCTTCAGCTCTTCCAGGATAAGGGTCTACTGGTATTTCGTTCCGTGTATTTAGAAACCCCGGCTTGGTATAATTTCTACGTAACTAACGGCAGTTTTTTAGGACGCATTACGGGGTACACCCCAACGCCTTTAACGTCTTCGGTATACACGGACGGTAACGAACTATATAAGCCCGCCACGCGCCAGGTATTTATTACCCACGATCAAGTAGCTACCGACTATATACGAAGCGAAAGCGCAACGTACAAAGCCCGCTATAACTACTACGTAGCCGACGTTACCCCAACCGGGGCTAACCATATGGACTACTTCGCGGAGTTAAGAGCTAGGGCAACGGTCCAACCTGGCTACCCATTCCAAACGGTCGAATTCACTTTTTACGTATACATTCAGTTCGGCCCCTATTGGTGGAATGGTACGGCCTGGAGTTTAACGCAGACGGCCAACCAATTTAAAAAGCAACGTAACATACAAAACGTTACGGGTTCACCCACCATAGAGGACTTTAATTACTCTATAAACAACTTCCACACGGGCGACCTACCTAACATAGGTTCGGAACCTTTGTACATTACGGTAGAGGCTATTCAAACAATAGGCGACGATCTAGACGGTTTTGCTACTACGTCTACTATGATATTCGTATATCATGGCGACAACCCTAACGCTACCATATACTACGCAGACAATACCAAGCGCCGTAATGGGGTGGACGTAAGCTTAAATACCACCATAGCCGACCGCTGGCAAGGTAGCGCCATCGACCCAGCAATAGCTGGCGAGATACGCCGCTTTTTGGATGCTACCCGCGCAACCCATGCCGGTAACCTTTATTGGGATGCAGATAATAACCTACTAGCTACTAAAGTGGCAGTAGAAATGGGTAAGACGGCTTTTAAACCGCAGCAGTATTACGAGCTGGAACTAAATACGCCCATAAGTTATAACCATACCCTTACTTGGGGTGGGGTAAACTACAAGCCGCTTAACTTTTCTTTTGACCAATACGGTACCAATGTAACGTACCGCCAATGGGTCTACGGGGATATATTGACTGATCCAAATAACAATAGACCCGACCAGGAAATATGATAAGCTACGAATTACCACCTAACCCGCTTTACTACGCTTACGTCGTGAACGACGGCGGTATAGTGGAACTTAATACTTGTACCCTATGATTACTACCAGCCAGTTTATTACTATTTTTACTGGGGGTAACTATGCCGCGCCTATATGGGACGAATACGCCGCTTATGTTGCCGCCGATAGTGGAACAACTGAAGCCCGCGACTGCACTATTAACGCAATAGCCAACTTACTATGAGCCAATTTTTTGACCAGGCCAGCCTTGTGATGATCCCAAGCGGATACAAGAACGGCAAAGTTTACAGCCAAAAGCCACTTTCTGCGGACGGTGAACTAACTTTCACCCGCGCCAGTACGGCCACAAGAGTAAACGCAAGCGGACTCATTGAAAGCGTAGCAAGTGGAGTACCACGCCTTGACTATTCGGGGGGGGCAACTTGTCCAAGC